CAACGTCCCCATACGGCTGCCCAGTTGTTGCAGGTTTTACAAGATATGGAAGCTCACAAGGCGGTGGTTACTGCAAACTACCATGCCAAAGTTTCCGCTCTCGAGGCTGCAGCTGACGTCGCCTCTATCACAGCCGTTTCTTGGGCTTGAGGTTAATGGCTCGTGGCAGCAGGGAAACTTGATTTTCTGATCGAACAGGGCGCGACATTTTACCACCGTTTACGCTGGCTTGGGGAGGATGACCTCCCCATCCAGCTGGACGGATACATGGGTAGAATGCAGATTCGTGAAGCCATTGACGCTGAAGAAGTACTCCACGAATTAACATCTTGTAACGGTCAGATCAGCATTAATGGCCCTACTGGGGAAATTGTGCTTGCGATCCCTGCCTCAGACACCGAAGCCTTTGCTTGGGTATCCGGTGTTTACGATCTTGAGATTGTGTCTGCTGATGGATATGTCACACGTTTAATCGCAGGGGACGTATCAGTGTCTCCAGAGGTGACGCGATGACTATCATGTGTACGGGGTTTAATCATGTCAATCATCGTATCGGAGAGGGACTGCCAAACGGTAGTTGAATCCACAGGAGCCTCCGATACGAAGGTCGTAACCCACGATCCAGTTACACATGTTGTCCAAACAGGAGAACGGGGACCAAGGGGTTTACAAGGACCAAGGGGTTTACAAGGACCTCCCGGTATCGGGGCCTTGGCTTCCACATCGACTGAGGTGGCGGTCGGGGAACAAAAAAACGTGTTTATGATTCCTTCGGCTGAGATTGGGTTTTCGCACAAATGGATAGTTGACATTGAGGGGGAGGACGGCAGCAGTTTCGCCTTGGAAATACTTGCCAAACCACAGGCGGCAGAAGTTGTTTTCTGTTGGGAGTATATAGGTGATGACCTCCAGTTTAATGTTGACGTTGCATATGATGCGTCAGGTCTGGTGATGCGTTATGAGAACCTACACTCAGCGGATGTACTGGCTGAAGTGGTTATGCTGAAGGGGTAAAAACATGGCAGAAATATCGGTCGATAAACTGGGCCTTGCGGCTTACATGAAGATGAAAGGTTGTCAGGTCGTGAGGGTCCAACCGCGGGCCATTATTTTCGACATTGATGACCAAAAGGACATGCAGGCCTGGACATTAGAGTACAGCCAAAGCTGCTGCCGGTTACATGACTTCAACTTATGTGACCTGCGTAACATGCAGAGGCAGGCCTCTCAATCCGAAGGCTAAGTCTCCCTACTAACGAAAACCGCCTGCGGCTGAGTATGGAGTGGGTCGCGGTTACAAGTGTCAGGTCATGTGGGAATTCTCCCATCTGCTTGATCTTGGTTCCTGAGTATGAGATTGTGGATGTGTATGTGCGTGTGGCTGATATACCAAGTAAATCAGATACTCACTTCCAAATAGGAGAGTTTTCTCATGTCTGTTGAATACAAAAAGATGCATGGCTTGGAGATGGCGGATGCTTCGCACATCAAGAATGCCGTGGTCGAAAGTTTTGCGTCAAACCCTACCCCAACCGTAGCCGGTCGGTGGTGGTTCAATACAACCCTCAAGGAGTTTATGTTCAGTGGCCTTGACGGCGGCGGAGGTGTTATCACTGAGCAGGTACATTCCAAGGCCGACTTTGACACTTGGGTTGCCCTGCTTGCTGCCACCGCAACTGGTGGCCCCCTGGTGGGTTACAGTGGACAGGTTGGTTCCAACGGTCAGTTCAGTACGTCTGCCGCCCAACTGGATTCCACCTTGGACACCATCACCTTGGCAATCGACGCCGACCGTCAAGAAGAGGTTGATTGGCGCGCGATCTTGGCGGCCACCACGGCCACCAATGGTACCAACAAAGTCGGTTATCAGGGTCATGCCGGTTCCAACGGTAACCTGACCGTTTCGACCGTCAGTCTGAAGTCCAGTTTGGACCAAATCATCGACGCCATCGATCAAACCCAACAGGATATTATCGACAATGCTTCCAGCGGTGGTCAAGGTCTGTCCGACCTGCAAGCTGAGTTGGATGTGACCCAGAATGCTTTGGGTACGATGATCAACGTTGACGGTACCTTCAATACCACGGCCCTCGATGGCGGCAACTACATGGATGCCTCCACCGACGTGGCTTCTGCCGCGTTGGCACTCGACACCCAGATCAAAGTTAACGCTGACGGTCTGGCCCAGGAAATCATCGACCGTGGTGCTGCCGACGATAACATCCAAGCAGAACTGGATGCCACCCAGGCTTCCATGGGTGCCATGATGGACGCCAATGGGGATTATGTTGCCCATGTTGGTTCCAATTATCTCGGTTCCAACTCTGACGTTGCCGAAGACCTGACGGATTTGGACAGCCAGCTCAAGACCGTTACCGACGGCCTGGCTCAAGAGTTGATTGACCGGGCTGCCCAAGACGCTCTGTTGCTGCCTCTCGCCGGTGGTACCATGTCCGGTGGTATTGCAATGGGTTCTCAGACCATCAGTAACATGGCAAACCCCAGTGATGCCCAAGACGCCGCCACCAAGATTTACGTGGACAACTTGGTGACTGGTATTACCGCCAAGTACAGCGTGCGTTATGCGGTATCCAGTAACGTTGCTGATCTGGGTGCTTTCACCGTGGAGCAAGACGGTGTGACTGGTGTGGCTGATGATCGTGTTCTGCTGTTCGGTCAGACGGACCCGATCGAGAATGGCCTTTACATCGTCGGTACCGTTACCACAGGTTCTGCTGCGTTGACGCGTGCGGATGATTTTGACGGTACCCCCGATAATGAAGTACCACCCGGCGCCCATGTCTTTGTTTCCGAAGGTACGCTCAACGGAAACAACGGTTACAGTGTGACCTCCAGTGGTTCCTTGGCTCAACAAAACCATGACGTTGGAACCGATGACATTACCTTCACCCAGTCTTCGGGTGCCGGTCAGATCATCGCGGGTAACGGCCTCAGCAAGAACGGTAACGAACTGTACATCAACTTTGGTGCCGGTATTGAAATGCGGCCCAATGATGAAGTCGGTGTTGATGTTCGTGCCACTGGTGGTGTTTTCTGTACAGTTGACGGCACAGCTCAATCCGACGATGCCGGCGCTGAACTGGCGATCAAGATTGACACCACAGACGCTACCCACGGCGCCACCCTCTCCACCTCCGCCAGCGGTGCCCGGGTTGCTCAGGCTGTTATCGACCTGATCAACACCAACGAAAGCGGACTCGCTCAAGAGATTACGGATCGAGGTAACGCTGACACAGCCATCCAAGCCGAACTGGATGATACTCAAGCGGCCATGGGTGCCATGATGGACGCCAATGGAGATTATGTCGCTCACATTGGTTCCAATTATCTTGGTGGTAACAGTAACGTGGCTGAGGACCTCACGGACCTCGATACCCAGGTCAAGACCAACACGGATGGCTTGGCTCAGGAAGTCACCGACCGTGGCGACGCTGACACGGCCCTTCAGGCTGAGTTGGACGCCACCCAAGCTGCTATGGGCGCCATGATGAATGCCAGTGGCAACTACGTGGCACACACCGGCAAGAACTACATCAACGGTAACGCTGATGTAGCGTCTGACCTCATCGACTTGGATGCTGCGATCGGCGCCAACGTTTCCGATGGTAACTACATCCTGGCCGCCAACACTGTACAGGCCAATATCGCGGCTCTGGACGCGGAATTGGGTTCGGATGCGGATGGAAACTACACCGCAGCCTCCAACACCCGGGCGGCCAATCTGGCGGCTTTGGATACTGCAATCGGTGCCAATCTTGCCAACGGCAACTATGTTTTGGCTTCGAACAAAGTCCAGGCCAACATCACGGCTCTTGATACCGCAATCGGTGCCAACGTCGGTGACGGCGACTACATCCTGGCCGCCAACAAAGTCCAGCAGAACATCACCGCGTTGGATGTGGCTCTTGCAGCTCTGGCCAGTCAACAGGCTGGTGACAACAGTGCTTTGCAGACGGAAGTTGACAACATCGAGACCGCTGGCGGTGCGATGATCAACACTGACGGTACCTTCAACAACACAGCGTTGAATGGTTCCAACTGGATGGGTTCTGCCACGACTGTTCAAGGGGCTTTGGAAGCTCTGGACACTGAGGTCGGTGCCAATCTTTCTGACGGTTCTTACGTCTTGGCCGCCAACACTGTCAATGCAAACTTGACAGCACTGGATACCGGTCTCGACACCGAGGTTACCAACCGTACCAATGCTGACACGGCTATTCGCGCGGACGTGAACGCTCAGAAGTACACCTATGAGGCGACTTCGGCGGCGACTTCCTACAGCTTGGCCCACAACTTGAACACCAGTTTCCCACAGATCACCGTGTTGGTGCAGGACGAAGACCTCCTGTATTACAACCACGGTGTGCTGGTTCGTATTGATAACGCCGACAACATCACCATCACATTGACCGAATCACGTAAGGTCAAGGTAATGGTCCAGAAGATGGAAAACATCCCGTCGTAAGCTGATTGTTTCACAACGGGGGCCATCGTAAGGTGGCCCCCACCCAAATAGGATCGCTGAATGTTACAAACGCTTGAAAACGTCAACCTAGACCACGTAACCTCCATTGAGGACACGATAGGCCTAGTTATATCCTGTTTCGACGAGATGGAGCGGGAAGCAGCAAAGGGCCTTTTTATGTCCAGGCGCAGACGTTTGCAAGAAGCCATCCAAGAAGTAGACAAGGTGTATGCTCGGATGGATGCCCTTGTTATAGGGATTTGAGTATGGAGACGCCTGAAAAACAGGTTGGTGTGTGGCTGGGAATGTGTAGACGTAACCTTAGGAACTTTCAGGTAGAACATCCTGAAATGTCACCTGGGGACAAGCTCCAGTTTATCCAAGAACAACGTCGCCTGCTTAAATCCCTTGAGGATGTCTTGAACAGGAAAGCGTTCGTAACAGGAGTAGATCCTAGTAAATTTGACCATTCAGCCCAACGATAGGGAGCGCATGACATGAGAATCACAGCACCGTCAGCACCCCCGGTTTATAATGGAGGTGCCGCATGAGTACCACGCAACGTATGCTTGCCCACCAAGCGATTCCGAAATCAACCCGGATCACTTGGGAAAGCGATACCGTCTTTCCAACTAGCCCAGGCATTGGGCAGATGGCGTTCGTCAATCAGATCCTTTATCTTTACACGTCCATTGGTGGCGTGGAGATGTGGTTTCCCCTGACCAATGCCAAAGACAGCTATGTTCATACACAGGCTGTTTCTGCCACAACCTGGACCATCACACATAACCTGGACAGCACCGACTTCGGTTACCACGTTTATGACTCCAATGGGAATGTCATGGACGTGCCGATCGACAACGCCAGCATTACCTCTAACAGCTTCGCCATTGAGCTGACGGAGTCTATGGCTGGTAAAGTGGTGGTGTTCGTCAACACGGAACTGCTGGCGCCAAGCATGAAAGCCAGCGTTGCTTACTTCGACACGTTACAGTCGAATACCGGCGACACAATCAACTTTTCTGCTCATCTGGTACCAACCGATGACATTACCTGGGATATCGGTACATCCGGTAACCGGGTGCGTGACATCTACGTTGGTCCTGGTTCGGTCCACATCGGTGACGAGGTAATACTGAACGCCACTGGTTTGATCGTGAGTCCTCCCGCCGCACCAACGGACTTGAGCGAAACGCCGTTATCCCAGGCCTCTCAGTATACCGCCATTCCCTTTACCTATGATCCAGGCGGAGGTGACGTTACCATTAATCCGACCTATCAGTTGAAGACTGTCGGTGGGGTGGTGTACGAAATGGTGTTGGACCTTGCGACCAACAAGATTCGCTTTGACGCGGACGGTGTTGCAGCTGACGCCACTGTGGTTGTCAAAGGGATGGAAATTGGGTCAGGTGGTTTGACTCTTACCTCTGGTAACGTCGGCGCTGTTGATGGTAACTTCAGCGGTAATGTCGTTGTAACCGGAAACTTCACTGTCAACGGTACCACCACAACTGTCAACACCACTGAGTTGGATATCAGTGATAACATCTACCGTCTCAACGCTGACCATGTGGGCATTCCTTCACAGAATGCTGGTTTTGAAGTCGAACGTGGTGATGAACTTGATGCAGCCATGCTTTGGGTTGAGGCGGCAGGTAACTTCCAATGCGGTATCAGTGGAAGTTTGCAGCCCATCGTGTTGGACAACGACAGCCGGTTGATTGATAGCCGGGTCTGCAATAACACCTTCGACAACATCGGCACTGCAAGGACCAACCTCGAGGTTTATTCAACGGCTGAGCTTGATACCTCTCTTGGCCTAAAGGCCGACCAGACCTCTCTGGATACCCATACAGGGGATTCTGACATTCACTTCCCTGTGAACGATAGCTTGTCTACGAACGCTGTGATCTGGACAGCGGCCAAAATCGTGGATATGCTGAGTGGTTATTCCAGTGGCGCGCACACCCATGCCGTTGAAGACAACACCAACGTGACGATCACCAACGTTGGAAACCTGGAAGTGATGGCCTACAATCTGTCGGGTGGCCAGTGGAACAACATGACTCCGGCAGAAGCCGGGCTTGCCACTGCCTCTGACTTGTCATCTCATGAAGGGGACGCTGCCAATCCACACAGCGTTACCAAGGCTCAGGTAGGTCTTGGAAGCGTGGCAGATGCTCTTCAACTGGTGGCTGCCAATAATCTGAGTGACGTGACCAACATCACGAATGCTCGGAGTAACATCGGGGCCGCCTCAACTTCCGACCTTACCACGCATACCACCAACGCGGCGCTCCACTTCGTCATCGATGATGGGAATTCGGCGGCCAATGAAGCTTGGTCAAGCAGCAAGCTGACCACGGAATTCGGGCTCAAGTTGGATGCCTCTGAAAAGGGCGCAGACAACGGGGTGTGTGAACTGGTTGGGGGACTCGTCCCCAATAGCCGACTCGATGCTAGTGTCTTGGGTCAGGTCGAATACCAAAGCGGGTGGAACGCCAACACCAACACGCCGACGATCCCTGCCGCTGCCTCAGGTAACAAAGGTCATTACTATGTTGTAACCACAGGAGGTTCCACTGACGTTGATGGTGTGACTGACTGGGTTGCCGGTGACATGCTGATCTCCAACGGCACTACCTGGGACAAGATGGATAACACGGCCAACGTGACTTCGGTTGCGGGTAAGACCGGTCCTGTTACTTTGGTTGCTTCTGACGTTGGTCTCGGTAACGTTGTCAACGCCCTGCAGTTGCAAGCTGCCAATAACCTGAGTGACCTGGTGAACGATGCCACCGCTCGGACCAACTTGTCGGTCTATAGTCAGGCAGAAGTGGATTCTCACACGGGTAACTCCGCCGTCCACTTTATCCTCAATGACACCGGAACTGCCAACAACGAAGGTTGGTCGGCCCAGAAGATCAACAGTGAAGTCGGTGCCAAAGCCGATGCCGCGGACCTGACTTCACATACTTCTGACTCTGGCAACCCTCACGGGGTAACCAAAGCTCAAGTGAGTTTGGGGTCGGTCACGGACGATGCCCAGCTGGCGATTGCCAATAACCTGAGTGACCTGAACGATGCTCCTACCGCCCGTACCAATATGGGTCTGGACACCGTTGGGTTGACGGAAAGTAACGACACCACAATGTCCAGTGGTGGTCAGATCACAGCCAACAAAGCCATTATGCAGGTACATTCTGCAGGTGGTGAGGTTACGTTGAGCGGTACTGCCCAGATCGTGGCTGGTGTTGGAGGTCAGGAGGTGAAAGTCCTCGGAACCAATGACACCAACTATGTGAAGCTTACCAACGGGGCTGGCTTGATCTTACAAGGTAACATCCTCCTGAAGTATGGTGTGATGATCACCTTGATGTATGTTGCCAATCTCAGTGCCTGGGTGGAGGTCAGTCGGAACCAACCGATTGTTGCAGGATAACCCACCTTTCCACATGTCGTATGTTCGACCACACAAGGGGCGAGTTACCCCGCCCCTTGTTTTTTCACTAATTTTATTTAAGTGGTGGATAACACAATGACTATGAGGTGGAACATTCATGGATTTTTCAGTAATCGAACAGTTTCAGGGCCTTGGGTGGGTTCTGGTACTGGCCATTCTTGGAGGAGTTAATAGCTTCCTTAGAAGGTACTTGGATAAGGGGTATTCGAGTTCCTTATCCAAGGTCGGCTTCTTCTTTGCGTTCTTACATAGCATTCTGTCTTCTGCCTTGGCCGGTATGGTTGGTTTCTGGGGTTGTAAAGAATTTGAACTATCCCCACATTGGACTGCCATTGTTGTAGCTATGTCGGGACACATGGGTGCTCGTTGGTTATCTCTGGCAGAACGCCTGCTTACATCAAAGGTTACAAGTGCTGTTGGCGTAGACCCCAAGGAATGTCCTGTCCCTGAAGAAGGAAAGCCTAAATGAGAAAGCAAACCGCTTTATGGACCCTTCCACCTGGCTGGCCCGGGGGTGAGAACGCAGGACAAGTTATTCCAAGGGGTGGGGATCCAGACCCAAACGCTGAACCAGGAGTCGTTCTTCCGATTCAGCATTACACTGCTCTATTGAGTTCTGACGGAACCGACAGCGGTAGCCAGAACATGGCTGTCAATGGTTCCTCTATACCTTCTTTATTTTATCTCGAAGCCAACTCTGACTTCACGATCTCCATCATGCACATAGGCATCGTTATTGTGGACGATGACGTTCGACACAACCGGTTTGGGTCTATCCCTGCCGGTTCAATCGTGAATGGGTGGGATTTCTTTGTCCAAAAAGGTGGTCAAGAGGGGCCTATTGTAAGTGGGGCCAAAACCAGTGGGGAAATCATTGTACAAACAGGTGCTAATGATCCCTATGGTGACGGAGGTACTGCCTTTGAGTTGATAGGTTACCAGAACCAAAAGAACGCGCATACCATCCCTATAGGGTAGGGTCCATAATGCCTGGGGTATCCGATTGGTTAAGGGGAGTAGTGATCGTATCGTATCACGTGTTAGTGATGATCTTTCCAACCTTGAAAGCTTTTTTATAACAGTCCATGGTTTCAAAATTTTCGGTTCGAGTACCCTAGGTACAGGGTTTGGTGGAGGCTAGACCTCCGAGTTATGTGAGGAGTGCACGAGATGAATAGTGGTATGGTTGTGACCAACGAGTGGGGACACCGTAAAAGCTTATTTCAAGAGCGCACGTTTGCAACGTGTTGTGACCTGATGGTGTCAGGTATTTTTGGGTTGCTTATTTACCTGGGAGGCACGGCCTTGAAATTGCCGGTGAACACCATAGTGTTCTTGGTGGCAATCGGATCACACTTGGGCACTCGATCATTATTTCTTTACTTTCAGGGGAAGGGCACCAGTCCATGGTGGCTTTCCTGGCTGGGTTAGAGGATTACTATGGCTCTTCCTGCTCTCTTGGGATTCATCCCCAGTATTATCAAGTCAGGTGTAGATGGTTTCTTCCGGTTTAAAGAGGGGGAACAAAAGAAGGAGGTCACCCGACAAGAGTTTGAGCTGGCCAAAGAACAGCTGGCAGCAGACATTGAGTTTCGGTTTCTGGAGGAGATGCGGAAACCAGACAGTGACTTCCGCAAGTTTGTCCTGGACTATGAAGGAAAAGCAGAGGACATGCATCCTGTGGTCCAGTTTATCCGCGCCTCTGTACGTCCTGCCGTTACCTACTGGGCCCTTGTTATCATCACCTGTGTCATGTTTGGTTGGGTTGACGGACCCACATTAAAAGCCAACATGGAAGCCATCCCACCCAAGCTATGGTCGATCTTTGAGATCGTGTTTGGTTTCTGGTTTGGTGGTCGTGCGTTGATGCAAGGCATCCAGACGTACAAGGATGGTCAAGCCAAAGTCGCACGAGAAGAAATGCGTACCCGTGTGGAAGAAGCCCAAGCCAAGGTCCAGATTGCTCAAGCTCAGCGCCAGCAAAAAGAGGCTGAGGGAGAGGATGACGACAAGAGCTGGTTCAACTGGTAGGAGCCGACAATGGACCTTGGTATAAAGCTAGGACCCAATTTTACCCTTCTTGAGTTACTGGATTCCCAGATAGCCCAGCGACACCCGGATATTTGGAAGGAGCAGATGAACCCTCCTGAATGCGTGGTCGGGTGTCTACAAAATCTGGTAACCCACTGCATTCAGGTTGCGCGTACAGAGATCGGGTTTCCGATCATGGTGAGCAGTGGGTGGCGGTGCCCTTCCTTAAACGAGAAAGTAGGCTCCGAACCGACATCCCAACACCTGAAAGGGCAAGCCGCCGACCTGGTCCTTCCAAGGTCCTTCCTTGCTTCCAAAGAGCCAGGAGTGTTAAGGCTGCGTCAACATATCGAAAGGCGCGTACAGGACCTTACAGGGGCAGGAATACGGCAAGATGTAGGTTCCAACTTCTACCTGTGGGCTTACCTGGTCTTGAACCGGGAACGTTTGCGGATTGATCAGGTGATCCATGAGTTTGGGTCGGGTCCTGGTCAACCTGGATGGATTCACGTGTCATCTGTGCCAGGGTCTGTAGGTCGGCAAAAATTAACAGCCCTTGGTGGTTGGGTTAAGAACAGCCCGCGTTCCGTCGAGGAAGCCCTGAGTTACGGCACATGAAAGAGCTTCGTGTGCTTGGTAGTATAGGCACTATTAAGGGTGTGCTCGATGTAATACGAAAAGCCTATAAAAGGGACCGCTTGGGTAAAGAAGGAGGGACCTGCCATTCACGCACAGGGATAAGTTTACACCACCCGGAAGTGCAAGCCGCTGACGAAGTAGTGTTATTAGGTGGAACTAAGCGTGGAAATTTTATTTCCCATTCTATCATTACACGTAGTAAAACCGGTATTATTTTTGACTGTTATGGAGGTCCTTGCCTCGATGTTTGTAATCCACGAGTGGAAGGAAAGAGGATATCCTTTGACGGAACTAACTATATTTATTGGTTCCAACCCCGACGAGGGGATAAAAACAAAACCCCTTGGGGTGAACCTGTTAAACAGAAGGCTGTCGTAGTCAGGAGATTTCCTGTCTCTATGTTTACGAAATAAGGACTTAAGATGCCCAATCTTGTCATACCATACACGCTGCCTGACAACTACACCTACGACCCAAACAAGATTGAGGTGGTGGATGGGCACAGCCAACTAAAGACTGCCGGTGTGTGGTCTGGTCTTGTCGCCTATTACAGGATGGAGGAGATGTCCTGGAACGGTTCCTCTGGGGAGGTCAAAGACAGCTCGCCCAATCATTATGATGGGGTCGCCTATGGTGGTCTCTCGACAAACTCTGCAGGGTTGATAGGACGGTGTGGACTTTTTGACGGGTCCAACGACCGCATCAAGGTACAGTCTACCTCGATCTCCAGCATCATCTCTGGGTCAAGGCCCTGTTTCTCGTCAACCAGCCGCTCCAAGTATGTTCTCATGCCTCTCATGGCGCCCTCCTGCTAATCGTTAACCTACCCTACGATTCTCAGTGTATAGAAGGGCCCTGTCGGCGTCAACACGAAATCCACCAAGGAAGGTGGATTTTTCATATCTTGTTGGTATCGTTACCTTATTGCGATCTTACGTCGTAGCTTTTGCCTCCACTCCCGTGGCATGTTGGCCGGATCCACCGACCGTCCCAACTCATCCGAAGCTTGCTTGAGCTTCAACACAGACACCCGTGCCAGTCCCTTGAGAGACCGCCAAACGTCATTGGAGGCCGCTACCCCGGCTTGGTCTCCGTCAAAGGCCAGGACTATCTTGGGGGCCTCCAGACTGAGTAACAAATCCCTCTTTTCTCGGCCCCAGTTCTTGGCGCCCAGGACCGCCAACGCCGGTATGCCCTTGTCAATGAGGGCCAACGCATCTCTGGGCCCCTCAACCAACGCTATGCCCTTATTATCCTGTATCAGTGTCCGCACATGGTCGAAAGGGAATAGACCTTTATTCTTCACCCATGGTCCTTCACTGGTCACATAAGACAAGGCACCTCTCTTCTTCCTCATGCGGGCACGGACGGCTCCCTCCAGGTGGCCGTTCACCCATACCGGTAACAGCAGGGACGTGGTTTCCTCTTTGGAATCAAAGATAACTTTGGCGTCTACCGCTTGCATGGTAGCCCGCGTCACACGTCTCCACTCTGGGTCCTTGAAAGTGAATAAGAGGCCGTCCCCATAATATTGGGCAAAGTCATCCAAAGTGGTACCTGTATGAAATAATTTTCGTTTGATACTACGCAGGTCCACCTTGCCTACACGTGTGCCTTGGAATTGGTGGCTGGCTATCTTCTCGAGGTCCAACGTTTTTGCCAGTTGATTCCAATGCCCTTTAACACCGCAGCCAAAACAATGGAAGTAGCCTATTGGAACCACAGAGTCGTGACCAATATGTATGCTACAGCTAGGTACCGTTTCATGGTGGTAGGGGCAGCAGATCTTCACATGGCTACCTGAGTACTGCTTGGATATGTGAAGGCGTTGGACTTCGCGTTGGACAATTCTGAGGGCTTCTGACTCTGCAAGCATGGCATGCTCCTACAATAAACTTGTAAATATAACTCACAATCAATTTACAGAGGGTTCTCATGGTACACCAAATATTGGAAATCTTGGCCCAAGGCCAGTATAAGAAGACAAAGTATGGCCTTAAGTACGAGGCCATGACCAACGACCAGCAACCAGAACCGGAGCGCCTACCCGAACTACGACCATCCTCGTTTCCAATGTGTTCTATCCTGACGTTGGAGCAATGGGTTCGTCATAAGCAAGGCCTCCCACGACAACAGGAATGGACAGGTGATTACTATTGTGACGTTGGAACCACTCTTCATGCGGTCTGTGAACGATGGATGGGACGCAGGGGCCGACTGTTCGGGAACTGGAGATGCGTGCAGGAGAAATGCCCTTCTAAGGCTGTTCCTACCCAGACCCCCAGCACAGTAAACAAGTGCCCTCAATGCGGGGCCCAAAGGCATTACGTCGAGCTGGAGGTCAAGTACAAAGGCATTACCGGTCACATTGATGTGGTGGTCCAAACGCGTGGCGGGTACATCATCGGGGATTACAAAACCACCAGCTTGGAGAAGCTCGGTGGTTGGATCGACAAGCGGGCCAAGAAACTAGGTAAGCCAAGTCGGTACCTCGTGTCCGAGAAGTACGTAGCCCAGATTAACTCCTATGCCTACATCTTCAGGCGCCTGTTCAAGAAGAAGGTGGTAGGGTGCTCTTTGTTGTTTGTGGCTCGGGATGATCCGCGGGCGTTCCAAGAGTTTCATATGCCCTATACACAGGCCAACAGCCAACGGATTCGCGGATTCCTTCGACAACAAACAGAGGCATTTCAGGCAGCAGAGAAGTCGGTCAAGACAGGGGATCCACGATGGGCCTTCGATGCTCGCATGTGCCAGCAACAACAAGGTACTGACCTTGATTACTACAAGAAATCGGCCAAGAAATTCTTTTACCGTGATTGTCCTTGGTTTAAAACGTGCGTTGGAGGACAACAGGCATCCAAATGTAAATCAAGGGTGGGGGCCCGGTTCAAACGGATGGGCCTTCGTTCCAGGGGTAATACCCTATAACCGTATCAATTGAAAGGGTAGTCATGTTAAGACTGAACTCCAAAGGATCTGAGGTGCGAGACCTACAGGTCAAACTCAACGAGTTCCTGGGTAAACACAACCAGGCGCTCCTCGTTACAGACGGGCACTTCGGAGAAAAGACCGAGGACGCCGTCATTTTTCTGCAGGAGAAAAAATGACCTGTTGCCGGACGGTATTGTTGGTCCCAATACCATGGAGGCCCTCGGCGTCAAGGTAAAGTCTCCCGAACCACTGTTCCATCTTGGAAGCACCCCTGCCCCGGCTCCTTTGGTGAAAGTACGGGCACATGAGTACAAGGATGGGTACAATAACTTCCGCCTCCAAGGGAACGCTGCAGCCGCCTATGAAAGTGTGCTCCAGAAAGTAGAACAGGCAGGGGCTTTGATTACCTCCAGTGGTTCCCTCCGTGGTCTCGGTGCCAAAGTGGGTGCCGCCCGGTCCGCTACTTCCTTTCATTACTCGGGCCTTGCCCTGGACCTTGGGCTTGCCTCAGGTATGAACAATCCCCACAGAGATCCGATGGTGTGTACCTGGGATGGGGATTCCAGCGGGCGCCGGTTCCGTGTTTATGCTCGGGCAGAACATGGCGAACAAATGACGTTGGACGCCGTCTCCTACGACAAACGCCAAGGGGGTATCCGGGTCACCGGCAAGTTTATCGATCTGACGGCACTTTTTGAAGCCAAGGGTTTCGAGAGGATCCGATGCCGTAAGTCCTTCCTGCATGGTGGGTCCTACCTTGGGGCCGAGTGGTGGCACTTCCAGTTTACCAAGAACCTTGTCCGAGGGACCTCCACTTTCGGCGAGCAACTCCTCAAGGTTTACAGCCTCCGTGAATTGGAAGGTACTCCTCCCTGGCGGTTCCGTGACCGTGTGTTCGGCATAAACTGGTTCTGACTCATGTGGAGCCTGTCCTACATTTTGGCTCAGGCTTGGCGGCTCCTCGTGCATAGATTTCATGACCACGAGGATGCTGCCTTATATACCAACGATTTTGCCAATGGAGAGCATGATGGCCTTGCGAAAGATTGACCACTGTTGGGAACGTTTTGGGACCGAAAACTGCCCTCATGCCACCGTGGACAACAACGTGTCTGACTGTGTTAAACCCCCATTACCTGTTACACCAGGTGTCCTAAGTTCTTTGGGGCGTAGGGTGTTTATGTTTCCACCAAAGTGGGAGTCTGCTTACACCAAGTACAATCGGCTGTACCTCCTTGATGGTACAGCCGCCGAACGCTGGTTTGCAGACATGGATTTATTAAATACTATTCGATCCTACGGTTGGTATTATTCGCCCCTGGCCTGGCTGATTTGGATTATCACTCGGGTTGGTGGTGGGCCTTATTGGCCTTTTTGCTGGAGGTGGAATTGCGGGTGGCCTTGGCCCCAGAAGTTGTGGTACTGGGAACAGGAATCCTATGAATATTGGGAACGTTTTGACGAGGAACAATAACATGTCCAAATGGTTGTATAAATACGTAGAGAAGGACCACTATGTCATTCTGTGGGTCCAGGACAAGAAGAAGCTTGGGCAGGTCGTCAAGAAAGACACTGACTACCTCCAAGTGGTGTTGGAAGAAGGCCGTCCTGATCCTGAGACGCGCCAGGAGCTCACCATTGAGCCTGCCGATGTTATCCTCAACCTTGGACCAGAACCCGTCCATGGGTCCGTCCATGGCTGTAAGGTCGAACCTTGGCACCAAACGGTGGACAGTGATTTCTGGGGCCAAATCCACTTCTTCCGTAAACTTTGCAAGGAAGACAAGGCCGAGCTCAAGAAAGGTATGCACGCAGCCCAGAAGGCGCTCAAGAAACACCGGCTATCGGCGTTCCTTCCCTTGGACGTTGAAGTGCGTCCTGCCCAAGGGAAGTACAGTGGACGTTACAAGTACAGGCAGAAAGGCACAGATACCCTGACCCTGAACCCCAAGGACTTCCATCCCGCGTCTGTACCTCACCTTGTTACTCACGAGTCGGCACACGGGGTTTGGTTCCGGATGGTACCACAGCACCTCAAAGCTAAGTGGGTCCAGCTTTATCATGCCTATACCGAGTTGACTGCCTCTACCCCGCAGGAGATTGCCACCCTTCGTGAGGAACTCGAACGGTCCAACATGACAGTCGGCCAGTTCAAGAAGGCATCAGGCATGACCGACATGCTGAAGGAGTGCCTTGATTATGTAAAAAGAAAGCACGGGCTGACGGTACAGCACGTTGACATCCTTCTGGACTCGGATGAATCTGTGGCTAAGTATTGGCCCAAAACCATCCAGTTGTTTGACATCGACATACCTGTAACCGATTATTCCAAAGAGTCACCGGAGGAATTCTTTGCGGAGTCGTTGGCCATGTACCTCCTTGGAACCAAACTCCCTTCTCGGATTGAAAAAGCCATCCGACAGACCCTCCAAAAAGTGGATCGTTCCAATGATCCTGGGTGACCTCTTATTGGTGGTGGGTATATACTGGTTGACACTGCGGCCAGTTTGGTTGACTTTGAAGGTAAACCTATTATTACATTCCTCAAGGACCTACCCCTTGACGGTAGGGGTAATGCAGGAAACAGCGCGGGCCTTCCCTTCTACCTGGACCCATGATGCGAACATGAAATGGCCTGCCTTACACGCGGAATTACAACGCTTGGGATGGTGTTGGAAAAGCGATTACCAATGGAATTTTATCCTACGGTTCTGCACGCAGAACGACCTTATTAGGTGGGATGGAACTTCAGGTGTAAATAGAATGGTACGCGGAAACCACTCATGGGAACCGCAATAAGGAGAGCAGATAATGATACCAGGAAAATATGAGTTTATCCCGGCAGGGATGTTTTATCCTAACCATGGTGGTATGGGGATTTATGTACGGTACCGCGGTGGGGACAACCGCGTTGTATTGAAGTCCCACAGCCCTTGGCATTCCCATGTCCAATGCCCTGACCGTGAGCTGTACATGGTATGGGATACCAATTATGCCTATGGAAACCACCCAACGGATGGAAGCTGGGATCGGTTCGTGGTCTTGTCCCCATTCCACGAAAGACAAGCTCAGGACTGGGGTATTCCAACGTTCATGCTCAATTACTTCCAGGTTATGACAAAGGGCTCCCAGAACCATGCTACGCGTAGGAACGGCAAACGAGGGAAGATCAATCTGGTATGTGATAGCGGAGGGTTCCAGATTCTGACAGGTGTTGTTGAATACCTGGATCCCGTGCAAATTGTTGAGTGGTATAATGAGAACGTGGACATCGGTCTCGTTCTGGATATCCCTGGTCATGTTAACTGCCATGATACTTACCTTCGGGCGGCTGAGGTACAACGCAAAAACACCGAGTTGATGCTGAAGCACAAGGCACCGCACTTGGAACTCATGAACATTTTTCATGGGGCCTTTGCCGAGGACAAGGCGGCGTACCGTGAGGTGTGCGAACACCCAGACATCAACCGCCTCGCGCTTGGGTCTGCTTATTTCGGCAGCATCATGAACAGCATCGATGATATATTTAGTGTTGTAACCACCGGCCGCAAGTATGACCAATACCATGTTCTTGGGGTTTCAAACGTCCTCCAAGTAATTTTACTTATGCGCATGGCGGCAAAGGGTTTTGCACCTTTGATTACCAGCGACAGTAGCAGTCATATTGCGGAGGGTACGGTTAAGAGATACCGCTTGTACCCGCATATTGGGGCACATGGCAGGTCGTTTGATATTGGGGACAATACCAACTACCCAAACCCCAAGAACACCTTGCCATGTAACTGCCCGGTGTGCGAGAACATCAAATACATGGACGTGTTGGCAGCCCTAGACAGTAACGTCGTTAACATGATGCTGATGTACCACAACATTTTTGCGGTCCAAAAGTATTACCAAGCGATGGCCGAGATCACTCGCGAGGCTTCTACCACCGAATTGAAACAGCTAACGAGACTCCAAATGTCTCGGGCTCGTAGTGGTCGCCAGGAGATGATGCGGGGCCTTGATTATATCGACCACATTTGTGACCACGGCGTGGATAAAGCCCGCCAGAATTACCACTTTTACCTGTCTAAAGGTTTGTTCGGAGGTGGTCCAATGTCTGGGTTCCAAAAGGAAGGCCAGCCCAAGAAAACAGTGGTCGATGGCAACCTCAAGCATATGCAACGTATTATCGGTCTATACGAGGGTGACCGAAGTGGTCTTGTACATGGACAGAAACCACCCAAACGCCGACTCGTGAAAAACCTTGCTGCCTATGCCAAGGCTCGCGTTCCTCCTGGGATGGATCAGAAGAGGAAAGGAAGCTCCAAACATGCGGCAGGAAACGTGTAGGGAGACACATAGATGGCACATTTAACAGCCGCTCAGTTGATCAAGCTCACAGACGGGCCCAGGAGAAAGAGGGCTCAGTTTGTGCGTATCGCTGGCGCCAAGAAATACCGTACCAAGAAAACAAAACAGGGTGTGATCAGGGCCTCCGTTCGATGTTTGAAGCCTCATGGTTCCGGGCGTATGCATGGGGTGGAGATTCGAGCCCTTACCAAGCAATATAAAATCAGCAAAGGTCCGGTACGCGTGTGGTGTACTTGCGAAGACTTTATGTACCGGGAGGAATACCCTTTGACCAAGTTGGATGCTAGCCGCATTCGTTGGTCCAATGGTATGCCGGCTGTTGTGACGAACCCCTACAACATCCCCTATGTGTGCAAACACTTGGCCAAAGTGCTTGCTACCGCCATCAACAAACGTATGTAACCCGATGGCCTACGATTCTTCGATAGTTTCCAGCTTAAAGACCGTTAAGGAACAAATCCAAGGGAATTATACCAGCAGCCAACTCTTACAGGTACTCGACCGGTTGTTGGAACAAGCGATCGTACCTATCATTGAAAACACTACCTTCATGGACCGCATTGTGTCGGTGATTATTGGCTGGTACACTGACAACCCATGCCGCAAGATCTCATCGATCGGGAGGGAGAAGACATTTTCCCTCCTATTTTTGTACCTGGCGGCCAAGACGGTGCGTGCCAAAAAGCGGATTCTACGTCAGTTGAGGTTGGAGCGTAACATCCTGATATCCACCATCACGTTATTCTTGGAGCACGTGCGGCCCTACAGGGACCTCATGATACGCAAGATCAAAACCAAGGATCCTTTTCGCAGGGCCTCCCTGCAACAAAACTTGGATGACATTGAAAAGCAGGTAGGTGCGGTCTCTGAGGTTTATCCAATGTGTGAGACCGTTACCTATTGGTTGGCCGAGGCTATGCGGTTCAAAAATATGATCCTTGAGAAGTACATGCGGCATATCGTAAACAGAGCCCATGCCTTCCAATCCCAAAGTGGTTCTCGCGTAGACATCGAAGACCTCATCCAAAACTTTGTACTGGCGGCCTCCAAGGCTATTGACAAGGCGGATGCCGGCCAAGGAACCCTTACCACTTATATTAACCACTGGTTAAAAAACGCCAGCCACAACAGTATAAACGGACATGAGTATGGGGTGGCGTATGTTATCCCACAGTCAGTAAAGTCCAAGATCGCGAGAGGAGAATCCCATGACTTTAACCTAGCCCTTGCCCTAGACGACAAATCTTTGGCCCCACAACTTATGGTGGACCCTGAAATAGGCATGGAACAGCGCATGGAACAGGACCTAATTAGGCGGTTGGCCAAAGCCGCAGACCCAGAGGGGTTTGCTCGCATCGCCCTCAGTATCCCAGAGGTATTGTAGGTGGATTCATTAATATGTAAATGGACGTTGAGCCGAATATAAACCCAAAGAGTATGGAGGAGCACCAATGGCCAGACAACTACGTCGTTCGCCAAAGAAAGGGTTCGCTGACAGTAACCCAAATTCCAAGAAACCCAGGTTGACCGATATGGTTGACGTCTTCCCCTTCCCCAAAAAGAAGGATGACTGGTTGACGCTGCGGCTGGTCGGTAACGTCACCAGCTATGCCCAGCACTGGATTGAGATCCTGAGTGAGAAGAAGGGTAAAACCAAGTTTCCCAAACAATGCCTGAATTGGGACCCAGAGACTGAGAGCCACGACACGACCAAAAAATGTCCATACTGCAGATGGGTAACGAACCTGCAGATCTCGTACTACTCAAATGCCATTATTCGGGACTTACAAGAACGCCAACCACGCAAAATCAGTCGGCCTTCCAAGGAAGAGGACGCCAGCGGCTTCAAAGATAAGGGTTCTGATTCCTGGACACCCGTTCGGGCGGTACGTATCCCTCCAACGTTGGCAGCAAAGTTCAAAAGCCGTAGTAACCTTAATGTCCGCCGTAATCGCAAGACAGGGGCCAAGACCGCCTATGACCTGTCAGACCCCAAATACGGCATTGACGTACATGTGTCGTTTGATCCTGACGCCAAGGGTAGTGCCATGTACGACGTGGAGAAAGGTGATCGATCGCCTTTGACGGAAGAGGAGATGGACTACCTTATCTACAAGCTGGAAGGTCTCATGGAACCAGAATCGGTTACCGCCGCCCGCAAGGAGATCGATCGCCTCCGTGAGTCTGGTAATCTGCCAGACGCTGAGGGCGATAAAGACTACGCCACCAGCGACGATGAGGATGGTTACGATGGTGACGTGGACTACGATGGGGAAGACGGTGACCTGGATGGTTACGATGGAGACAGTGGCTATGACGGGGAAGAAACTGCTCCCAAGTCGTCGAGGTCTCGGAAGTCTTCTGGCAAGAAAAAGAAGGACACGGAACCTGAGTATGAAGGCGACGGCTATGATGGTGATGAGGCGGGTGACTATGATGGTGATGGCGAGTATGACGGAGAAGGTGATTACGAAGGGGAAGAGGAAGAGGAAGAGGAAAAGCCTGCCCGCGAGCCACAATCCAGTCGGTCCAAGAAAAAGAAGGAGCCAGAGCCGGAACCTGAATACGAAGGTGACGGTTACGATGGTGACGAGGGTTATGATGGGGAAGACGATCCTCCATTTGATCCGGACCCCCCAAAGAAAAGCCGGTCCAAGAGTAAGGCACGTTCTTCCTCACGGCAGAAGCCAAAGCCCAAACCAGCTGAGGACGACTACGATGGGGATGACGGACCTATTGATGATCTGGACGACGTAGATGAACCGAAAGAGAAGTCCACACGGTCCAGCAAACGCAGTTCCAGCAGGTCCAAGGCAAGGTCGGGTACGAAAACACGTTCTCGCCGATCAAGTCGTAGGTAGGTCCTTACAGGGCCCTTGTTGGTAAATGAGGGTCGGTCTGTGACATGGCCGACCCTCTTTATATGGAGTAAAAAGATGGTTACGACAAACTGGGAACCCGGAAACGATTATGGGATTAGGCTTTCGGATGAAACCGGGGACTCTCGCACGGAAGAGGAGTTAACTGGGATGGTGGAACAAATTCAGAATGTGGCCAACATGTATGGATTCGACCTTTCGGCTACCGGCGGGTGGTCTTCCTTTGTTAAAATGATGGCTGGTGAGGATGCCTTTACCCAAAACCTCAATCAAAAGGTTGGTAACCTGGACCAGATGACAACGGAGGAGCCTCATGAGTGATGCCTTTGTTCCTGACTATGCAGGAGTAATCAACAGCGTTGACAAGTCCTTCCGCCTCAGTAGTGGTCAGATGGATGCCACTACCCGGAGAGCCACGGCTTTGTCAACAGGCCTGTTAGTGACTGACCTTATCATGGGAAGCGGTGGCCTCCTCCCAGGTGGTATGTATACTTTCTTCGGCCCAGAGGCCGCCGCCAAGTCAACCCATTCCTACCACATCTTGGACGCCGCCGTACAAAAGGATGTACCTATCCTCAATGTATGGGACTATGAGAAGTCTATGGACCCATCCTATTTGGAGGGGATTTCCAGCGGGCGTCTCATTGCCGAGGACATTTTTGGAACCCCGGATGGTAAAGGTGGGTGGTCAATTCCACCTCGCGTGCGGTACTACGATGAAGTACTTGGTCAGGTCTTTTTTGACAGTATGTCGGCCATGCTCCGACGGTTGCCTGATAAACGGTTGGTAGACGGGGACTGGTTCTACGTGTGGTCGAATACCAAAGCCCACCAGAAGATGCTATCGGGTAAGTACAGCAAAACCCTGTTCTCCAAGACCAACGAGTTTTGGATTGAAGCCCCTGATGGAGGCCTCCAGTCTCTAATCTTTGTAGATAGCTGGCCCGGTATGTTGGCGGATGACGAGGATGAAGCATCCAACGCCATGGCGGTCGAGGCACGGATGTTCTCCAAGCAGGTAAAGCGGGTGAAATCCAAGCTTCGCAAGAAAGCGGTGGCTCTCATCGGTGTCAACCAGCTTCGCCTCAAGCCTGCCCAGATGTATGGGTCACCTGAGTATGAACCGGGTGGTGAAGCCCTTAAGTTTTGGTCGGACTTTCGTCTCCGTCAGAAACCTCGGGCAATCCCGCATGGAAAGGGCCAAATCGAGGTAGAGGATTCTGTGCTGGAAGACGGTGCAGAAGACCAGTACAAGTACATCCACGTCCAGTCCATTAAGAATAAGTATGGCACGCCCTACTTGGATGGGTGGCACCGGATTTGGTTCGAGGATCATAAAGGCCGCGGGCGTGGTTTTTGTCCTGTCTGGGATACCTTCCAGTACCTCAAGATGACTGGCCAGGTGCAGGGTAACATGAAGAAAATGCGTATTACGATGGAAGGGTTTCCTTATGACGGGACCCTTTCCTGGTACGATTTCAAATCGCTGGTGTTGTTGAAGGGGCAGCGCGGTAAGAAGTTCTGTCACGACATTGGCATTACACGCCCACCCAAACTTCGGGAACGTTGCTTCCAGCAACTCCAGTATGGAAAGGCACAGGCCCTCCGCGTGGCGGAGAAAAAGAGGAGTAAGAAAAAATGAGTACCGATTTTTGGTCAGACGGGAAGGCCGACCTCAAGATTTTTGACATTGTGGACAAAGCCCAACATCCCGTATCCTTGCAGGACATACGACACATGTTGGATTTACCTGAGGACCAAACCACGTATCTGAAACTTACCCAACGGTTGAGTGGTTTGATAAAGTCGGAAGACTTGCAAAGGGTTCGTCACAAAGGAGGAGGTCGCAGTCGGCCCTACTACTATTTTTCAGCAGACAAGGACGAGGAATGGGCCCTGTCGTGCCTGACAAAAACAGAGGAGGAACCTGTTAAGGCAGAAGAGCTTCCCACAAAGCCGAAACCTGTTACAGAGAAAAAGGACTTGGCTCCTGCAGCAGCAAAATCTCTGGTGCCACCAAAGGAAGAGATAAAACCGGTTCCGCCTGCCGTCAAAGAAAAGCCTGTAAAGGAACCAGTAAAAGCAGAGCCAACGAAGGTTAGAAAACCCGAACCGCCCGAGGTCCAGGTAGATCAAACCTCTCCTCTTGACGGCTTTGTCCAACCCCTCCCTAATCATGAAAGGCGCAAACTTATGGATGCCTTCTTGGAGGTGTGTATCATCCAGTCGAAGAAAGGCCCTCCCTACCTTATAGATTACCTTACAGATTACCTTTGGATCGGTGGTTCAAAAGGCTTTGGGTATACCCAAAGGTGGTCACTGTGAAATCTATTTTCGGGCCAAAGATCGGAAGATGACCCTGTTGTTTTATCCGGCCTCTACCGGGGACTCCTTTACTCTGCGACATGATTCCCAACGCAGTAGTAAGAACGTATTTATCCGTCTCTTGATGGCTACTGGATTCCCTACCGTGGATAAAACCACACCGATCTTGGAGATGGATGAGATGGAGTTGGTCGTTGACGGAAAATCTGTACAGGGTATCCAGTTTGACTTTCCAGGCCGGAAGACATACCGATGAAAATATATTTGGCGTCTACTGCATGTAACCGTCTGTTTATACAAGCCATCCAATACTATCTCGGGCAGAAAGTACAGGCTACCTTGGAGTTTGTCAGTCATTGGTACTGGAAACCGCCTATTGATAGTGTACCAGAGCGAGCCGAGATGGACTACCAAGGGGTACAAGAGGCAGACATAGTGATTGCTTTTGGGCCACATGGTGAAGGCACAACCAGTGAAATGGGGTATGCTTTGGCCCAGTATACCACGGTGGTATATGTTCCTGCTTGGTGCCATAAAAATCGCATCCCCCTCCCAGCAGGTATGCTTCACAAATACAAGGGACCGGAATTATTGGATGCCAAGAGCCCTGGTTGGGTGGTCGAAAAGTTGGAGGACTTGGTGGAAATGTTGGAAGCTTTGTACCAGGATAAACAAGACGGACTGTTGGCACCAACAGATGGGTGATCGTAAAACAATCACCCGGGCCCTTACAAAAGCAGGCGTCGGATACTGGGTTAAGAAGGGTTTTGGTGTCACCCCTGAAATAGGTGTCCTACCATGGGGCCGACGTAGAGCAGACCTGCTGGCAGTCAACCAAAAAGGTGTGTTAGTGGTGTGCGAGGTCAAGAGTGGTTTGTCTGACTTCCGAGCCGACAAGAAATACGAGCAGTACCTTCCACACTGCAACAAGATGTATTTTATCGTGCACGACAAAGACTGGATCGAACCATTCAAGGACACTCTGAAAAGCCAGGGTATAGGCATCCTGTGGTTGAATCCTAAAACAGGTCTCTTGAAGTCCATACTGTCGGCCCCTCACCGAGAGATGCCTAAGGGTAACAAGAAGGCTATCGTCCTCCGCATCGCTTGGAAGGCATCCAAGTTCAACAAAAGTAACACCAAACGATACCGCGTTTTCTTATGACAAGGGACCAATAATGAGCTTTTTTATTCAAGCATTGGAGGACGTGGCGGACCTCCTTGAACCATTTAATTTCCGCCCCTCGGACACCGAGGATGAGTGCCTGACGTGTATGAAAGGTAGGCATTTCCAGTTAAACCCTTCACGTTATGATAGGGTCACCACCTGTGAAGTCCTCAGCCATTTCAAAATACTGGAGGTTGGGGAAGGTATGGTCTGTGACCGATACGACTACAATTCGTCTGGATTTAATAGGTGAACATAATTTCGGGCCTTGCGGTAGATTGCTTGTACATGTCGATGATGTACCCTACTGAGACAGTCATGGAATTGCTGGATGACATCCATTATGCCCCTGGGTTCTCTGAGTTAATACAACAAGGGATGGTAACAATAGATGTGGTGGAACAGTCTCTGCATGTGTACAGCACGTCATTCATGGTGATGCCCAAAGGGCAGGCGTTGATAAGGGCACTAGAGATCGAAAGTGGGAGGGCTTCACCAGGTCCGCCTATTACCCTACCTGGATAGGAGTACCTCATGTCGGTAGAAGGTGTGTTCATAGGAGACCTCCATCTGGATGGCCTCCGTAAGTTGTTCCCTGACAATCATTTGGACCTACAAATGGCAGAGTTCCGCAAACCACTGAGGTATGCGGTTGAACTCGGTCTCAACTTTGTTATCCTTGGTGGGGACATTTCCCACAATACTAGGCTTTCATACGAAGCCCAAATGGCGTTCCTTGAGGTCCTCCACGAGTACGATGGAACGTTAGACATCCATGTTATCCTGGGTAACCATGACGTTCGGAACAAAGACCTCCACAGCCTACAACCACTTGTACAATTATGCAGGATGGAGAAATTTCGTACCATCTACATTTATGACCGTCCTAACCGTATCCAGTTGGATGGAACGGTCATTAACTTTCTTCCTTTTCCCTATGACTGTCCTCCTTTTTCCTTGGGACCCACGGTTAATATTGGGCACTTAGAAACAACAGGTGCCCGCCGAGATAATGGCCAACGGATTACCAAGGGTTGGCGTCCTACGAGAGACCAAGACATCTGGTTAATGGGGCACCTCCATCTCAAGCAAAAGACGGGTAATGTGTGGTACCCCGGCACGCTCTACCAGATGAACTTTGGGGAACCCTTACCCAAGGGATGGATGCACTTTATTCTGGATACACGTAATAACCAGATTGACGCTGACATAACGTGGATCCAGAACGAACCAGCGTTTCGCCTAGTTAACTTGTCCATCGAGGTAGAGGCAGACCTAGATAAAATTGAGTCCAATCCATTACACCGATACAAGCTATGGTTGAAGAGTGGTGTAGTATTACCTCCTGGCTTCCTGACAGCCCATCCAAACGTCTACAACGTTGTTGGGTACAAACATCGGCAAGAACTCTTATCCCTTGAGGATACGGCCGTAGATGGTCCGCAATGGGATCTCCTGACAGGGCTGGATGTTTTCCTGAAGGATAAGGGAGCTACACGGTCCCAAATTCGTCGGGGACAACAATTAATAGAAAGCTTCTTAAAGGACGCGACATGACTGCCAATACTGCCGTTGGATTTACTGTCCAACACATGGAACTCCAAGATGAGGTAGAGGTACTTGAGATTGAGTGCCAGCAACTGGAGACCAAGAGAGCCGAGTTTCAAGGGATGATGGACGATCTTGATGGTTGGTTGCAAGCAGAGCTGTCAGAAGAGGATGAGATGATAACTCACCTTGAAACCGCCTGCCGTGATCTCTTGGACCAACATCGTAAATTACAGGAGCGACACAACCAAGAGGAACCTAACAAACCACGGGGGCCAAACTTCGAAACCAATTTTGAAAAGCGGCAGGAAAAGCAAAAGGTTAAACCAAGCTCAGAAGCCAAAAGGTTGTTCCGCCGCATTAGCCTGTTGTGCCACCCTGATAAAACGCCGGGTAAAACCTGGCTCCACGAATTTTTTAAGATGGCGTCAGAGGCCTACGAGAACAACAACGTCAAAGCTCTGTTGGATATATGGGATGGGCTGGTAAAACTAGGGCGGGGTAAGAAAAAAGGTACAGAGGTGAACCTTCCGGACCGTCCAGCCTATGACAGGTTGGTGGCCAGACTCCGAAAAAGGCACGGCATCTTACTAGGCCGTATCCAAGAATTGCGGGCGGAGATAAATACCCTAGAGAATTCCGAGGGGCACAACAACTGGAAGTTGTGGCAAACCCCTGTAGGGAGAGCACACGTCATTGAAAACACACGTGCCCAACTTATAGCCAAGTACCAAACGTTCCAAAAACAGATGGAACGCATCCAAGGGGATATAGAGCGGATGAGGAATCCTGAAAAAGTGAACGTCACCTTTGGTCATGAAGGTACCACAGTTAACTGGGGACAATTCTGGAAACTGTAAATTAAAGGTATATGAACACAAAGCCGTAGGAGCCGAGATATGCCACCAGTAAAAGGATGGGCCCAGAAGTACAGGCCCCAAAAGTTAAGCCAAGTCGCAGGTCAAAAGTCTATTGTTACCACGTTTCGGGGTAACATTGAAAAGGGTGAGATTCCCAGCGCCTACCTTCTGACAGGTCCAAGTGGATGTGGTAAAACCACCATCGGTCGGTTGATCGCCAAATACCTGAACTGTACAGAGATGACAGGGTGTGGTAAATGTGATTCCTGCGTCGCCTTACAGGAAGGCCGCCATCCTGATATCGAAGAGTTCAACATGGCAGACAGCCGGAAGATCGAGGACGTTCGTAACTTAATCGCCCGCAGTAGATTTATGTCCACCCATCGCCTCCGTGTCTTTATCCTTGACGAATGTTTCCCTCCAGACGCGGAGGTAGAGGTGGCCCCTGATCAGTGGGCCACCATCGAGGATATTTGTCAAAATCCTGATAGATACCCAGAGGTGTTATCCTATGATACAAAGGTAGGTAGGATAGAGGCCCAACCTGTAATTAGCAGGACACCAAAGGAAGCCAAGCCCGATCAAATGGTACGTGTCGATCTTGAGGATGGATCCCATCAAGACTGCACGGATACACATAAGTGGTGGTCTGTCACGCGTGGACGTATGGTAGAAGCCCAAGAGCTTTTAGAGGGGGAGGAACTTTTGGTTCGCGATTAGACTCCCGCTGTAAGTAAGGCCTTGTTTAAAATCGGTTTCCCAAATGTATACCACATTGTAACCTGCCAAGACTAGCCGTAATAACCTGTCCATAGTTTTGCGGTATAGTGTTTTGGCAGTTACTTTGCGGTTAAATGGGTGGCACTTATGGTCAGGCTTGAATTTGAAAGGGGACCCGTGGTAATGATTCTCCGATGTAACTTATCTAAATTAGTGAGAGGAATTTATGAAAACTGTTAAAGTCAAAAAAGTCACGCGGTTGGGTAATCCGTGTCAACGCGTATATGATATCGGTGTCGCTAAGAACCATAATTTTTTCATTCGACCAAAAGGCTCCACAAATAGCGTCCTGGTATCAAATTGCCACCAGTTAACGCCTCAGGCAGAGCAAGCCCTCTTGAAACCGCTGGAGGATCCTCCAAGTCACGTCCTATGGATTCTTGGCACCACAAACCCAGAGAAGTTGGCGGCTGCCATCAAGGGGCGTTGTCACCATTTACCTGTGAAACCTTTAGGGCACCAGTCCATTATTCGACGCCTCCAACAGATTGCCAAACGAGAACGTGTTACTGGCCTCGAGGAACCTCACTTTAAGGCCATGGCGAATCTGTCAGGTGGTCAGATGCGTGACGCCATTGGTATCTTGGAAAATACCAGTTCCTTCATTGCAGGGCTCGGCACAGATGTTGAACCTGAAGCTCTGTCCAAGATTATCGAAGACCAAGCCATCCAAACGGTTGACAGTGTTTTGGATAACATTGCAAGCGCCATCTTGGTAGGTCTGTACACGAACAGTACCCGCATAGTGTGCAGAGAGATAGCCAAGACTACGGAGTTCGTGCCCCTCATGCAAAAATTAATGGACCTCAACCAATACATGGTGGACAGGGCCACGCTCCATTTTGATAGCAGGGGTCAACACCCAGCGGTGTTTGCCAGTGTATCCCGGAAGAACCTGCACAGGGCGATGTTAAAGCGGGAGTTCGACATCAAGAGGAACCTCGGTCTATTACTACGTGTCCATAATTTAATATTGGATGCTCGGGCTGAGATGATGACCTTTGTAACACCTGAAAGGTCAATGCTGGTTGCTCGGCTTGGGCGTATGTCAGGTATCCACCGACAACGTTCAAGGAGTAAGTAAATGAAATGGATGTTAAAGAGCTTCCGTTACATGCAAGCGGAATTACTATACGTGTTCCCAGTAATTGTGTTCCTGTGCGGTCTTATTCTTGGCTGGGGTTCCCACGAACATGTCTTTGGTCACAAGTCTCCTAATGTCCTGCATAAAGACACTCACGTACCTCTAGTAAAAATGCACCGACAACTACAACTTGAACATGAAGAGTGCCTTGAGTGTCATGGTAAACAGGGTGACCCGCATGTAATCGGGGAAAAGCCATGAAAGACAGACGCCACGTTATCCGTACCCTGATGGAGCTCAAATCCCTGATACCCATCGCCATATTCATCGCCGGTATGGTATTTGGTTGGGCTTCCGACCCTGTTGTCAACTTCTCCTGGAAGGGGCATTACCTGTTCCCCCGGAAGGTGTTGAACGGTTGCGTTCTCCATGGCACCCATTATGATTGTGCAAAGGAGACGGTACTGCGTTGGGCACAACCTGAAGACCTGGTACCTAACAAACCAACCAATCCTGACGGGACTCCAACTAGATAGGTACCTACATGCCAACGAAGAGACGACACTATACCCTCAAAACGTTGGTCCATCTCTGGCATCAAACTAACCTCGTGTTACCAATCATATTCTTCCTATTAGGATTGTTTATCGGTTGGTGGCTTTAATCATGGGAGAGCCGACCCTTGATACAGTTCACTCGTTTGCGTTTGGCCAATATTGTTTATTACCGGGAAGCCTCCCTTGACCTAGACCATCGTGGTCTTACGGTAATCCGAGGCCAAAACTTTAATGTCCCAGCCGGACTCAAGAAGTCCAACGGTAGTGGTAAATCCCTCCTCGTTTCAACCATCCCCAACCTGCTGTATTCCAGTTCCCCCATCATCTGGCAAAACAAATCCAGGGCCAAGAAAGACATACACCGTAAAGGTAGCCGGATCCAACTCGATTTGACCATCGACGGTGACAACTATGAGCTGGAGAAAGGTCAGAGAGGAGCGTCCCTTAAGTACCGGATACACAAAAACAAAGACAACCTAGAACCACGCACAACGACTATAGCCGAGGAAATGGTCCAGCAGATCGTCCCTATTAATGAGGAGCAGTTCTGGTCCCTGGTCTACCTTGACAGTCGCAGACCGTTTGTCCTCCACATGGGTACAGTTGCTCAGCGTATGTCCTTCTTCAGTGACCTGTTTGTTTTAGATGATTTTGACCAGTTGAAGGGTAGGGTACAGAAGCAAATCCGGAAACTCCAGGCGGAACAAGCGGTGTATGAAAGCCGACAAAAAGACGTGGTTGAGCTAACCAGTAGGGTACAGGATATTGATATTACCCAACTGAGGGTCCGGCATGACAGGTACCAAAAGGAACTGAAGTCCTTGGTCAAAGGACAGGACCATAGGCACAAGGCTATCGCAGACCTCCGGCTGGCAGTGTCCCACCAAACAGAGGCACTGGATAAATTATCTGGTTTGACTGCTGAATACCTTGCCTCAATAGACCGCCCAATCACTATATTTGACATGACCGCCTCAGAGTTATTGGAGTTCCGGGATTCTCTGGGGGCCAAGATAACCGGGTTAGAACAAAAGCATGAAGCACACCAAGAGTGGAGGCATTGGCGCCGATCTACGAAAGCCTACAGAGACCAGCTCAAGCATATTACGGGCCAGAAAAAGGGCTTATCAAAGCCTCCAAAAGATGGGCAACAACAGATCGAACAGGACCGGCAACAACGATCTGACCTCCGATCCAAGTTACGAGAAACGCGAGCCCAGTATGAGAAGGTAGGTCGCCGGATTAAATCCGCCCGCAGAGAACGCAAGCAATACGGGGAGGCGTTGGGTCGAGTAACAGGTCCGTGTAAGGACCTAGGGCTGGACCTAGAGGAGTTAGGGGTCCAAGGGACCCTACAGAAGTTATCTGGGGTCCTAGGGGACCTACGGGGGCAGGAACGCGACTTTAAACGTTCCCTTCACTTAATGTCCCAACACATGGAACACGCTGAGGGTGGCCAGTGTACGGTGTGTCAACAGGACTTGTCCAAGGTTCAAGCGGAATCCATCCATGATACCCTTCGCAAACGTTTGAGCCAGTTACGTGCCAAGCGTAAACGTAGGGAATCTCTGGTACAGAAGCTACAAGAGGTACCAGAGGTTATTACCTATGACCACCTCAAGGAACAACAGCAGGAACTGAGAGACCATTATAATCAACTATGCAGTCAGAAAGATAAACGAAAGGACCGCTCCAGAGAGTTCGACAAATGGAGGGCATGGTGGGACCTTGACAACCAGGAACAGGCATTACGTGTACCCAAGAGAACGGGTGAACAAGCGTCGGATCCCTCTAAAATCGAGAACGAATTAAGGGACCTACGCTGGATGTACGGCCAGCTGGAGTCTTTGGTTTACGTGGTACCCAAGTTGGTGGCCCTGTGGGACCAGTTCGGTACACGAGACGTGTCCAAATTGCGGGCTAAACGGCAGCATCTGGAACAAAAGGTTGACCAACAGAAAACCCGATTGATGGACCTTCAACGGAGAACCCCACGTTTACAGGTCAAGATAGAGCAGTATGAACAGGATACCAAGAGGCTGGCGGACCTGGAGGCGGAGGGCCAAAAATTGAAGGATCGTCTCAAGGACCTACCTGTTCTCAAGATGCTGTCTGATGCGTATTCCCCTAAGGGCCTAAAGTCCCTGGTGGTCCAACAGTTGGCAGAAACAGTACAACAGAATATGAACGTCTATGCTCGACACCTGTTCCATGAACCAACGGAGTTCGAGTTCCAGATAGGACCGAACAAGTTTGACGTGTTGTTTCATAGGGTAGAAGGTAGTAAAACGGTGACGGCTGATGTGAGGTCCCTCAGTGGTGCGGAAGGGCGGGCGTTTAATATGCTGCTTTTGCTTGGTGTCCTGCCCCTAATTCCGGCCAACAAGCGTACCAACATTCTCGTGCTTGATGAGATGACGGCTAACATGGATGAAGGTGGACGGGACCTGTTTATCCAGGAATTCTTACCCGCCCTCAACAGGGTGATCCCTCACATCATTGTGGTTACACCAACTGACGAGGAGTACCCACAGGCCCGGGAGTTTGTGGCCCAAAAGAAAGGCCAAAAGATGCGGTTTATCCCTGTTATGTAAATAGGTAGAAACCAACACACTAGGAGAAACGTGATGCACAATAAACCAATGGATGTTAATCTTCTTCCAGCATTGGCTGGTGGGTTGCAAGGCGGCATAGCCATGAATGATGCTCAACGTATGGTGTCCCAGTTGCAGGAGTCTCAAGGAGGTCGGCGCCGTTCTATGTCCACCGGCACCTTGACCGCCAAGCAAAAGGCCATCCGTAACAAAAAGCGGTGCCAGCAAAAGAAGAGCCGTCGGGCGAACAGACCAAAGAAGTAATCCATGGAGACCTATGTTCGTCGTAAATGGTTGAACCCGAAAGGGCCCCAGACGAGTTCGGTTACTGCCTTCCACGGCGAGTCCTACTGGGGTAGGACTCTACGACCCACTACATTTCTTAACATCAAGGATTGTAACCATTCGGTTAAACTCCACGTCTACTCGGATGATAAACACCACCGGAAGTTTATCAAGAAACTCTGCAGGTTGGCCCGCGAGATTACACGGTTCGCCGACTGGTTGGAGCGTCAACAATAGGAGCCGACATGCCGATCAGTTATATCAGTACACTCAACAGAGAGCAGAAGGTGGCAGCCACCTACCTTGGTCCCAAGAAAAACGTCTTGTTACTGGCTGGAGCCGGGACCGGGAAGACCCGAACCTTGGTGGCACGCGCTGAACACCTCATGCGTCAAGGGGTACGGCCCAACAGGATTGCTCTCCTGACGTTTACCCGACGGGCCACCCATGAAATGAAAGACCGCCTTCAACAGGTGATGCCTAAGAACACCAACCAGCAAGCAGGGCCCGTTGTACACACCTTCCACATGTTTTGCATGATGATGTTGCGTCGGCACTGGAAGCAGCTCAAGTTTGACACCAAGATGGTTATCATTGACCAGGAAGACCAGCTGACGCTTATGAAATACGCCCTCGGAACTGTCAAACGACCAGAGGACATGCCCAAGATTTGGGACCTCATGAACTACTATTCTTATGCTCGCAACACAGGCATCGCGCCTGCCGAATGGTTGCGTAAAGCCCTTCCACAACAGGCTCACCCATTAATTCCGGCCATCCTCCAAATATTTCGGGCTTATAGTGACCGAAAGAAAGCCCGCGGTTACATGGATTTCGATGACATGCTGTACATGGTGGCACGTAGGCTGAAGCGGAGTAACCGTATTCGGTCCTATGTTGCCGGTCTGTTTGACCACATGTTGGTGGACGAGATGCAAGATACTAACCACCTTCAGTGGACGATCCTTCATCAGTTGGCACAAGCCGGGGTGCGTCTGTTTTGTGTAGGCGACGATGCGCAGTCCGTATACGCGTTCAGAGGTGCCGACTTCCAAAACGTCCACAACTTTGTCGCCAAGATTCCCAACGCCGTGAAACTCAAGCTCGAGTTGAATTACCGCTCAACCCAAGAGATACTGGATTTGGCCAACCATATGCTGGCCCAAAGCGATCTGAACTATGACAAGAAGCTGGAAGCCTATAGAGGCCCTGGGAATGATCCACAGGTTTGGGGCTTTCAGGACCCGACGGTAGAAGGACAGTGGATACAAGAGGACATTTCCAAACGGCATAAAGCCGGTGCCAAGTGGGGAGATCATATGGTGCTAGTAAGAACCGCCTACCAAGCCCGTGACCTCGAGGGCTTCCTCTTAAACGAGAAAATTCCCTACCGGATGATTGGTGGTAAAGGTCTGTTGGGTACACAACACGTCCGAGACTTTCTGTCCATGATACGCGCCGCCCGATCACATCGCGCTGACATCCACTGGACCCGATACCTCAACCTGTGGCCACGTATTGGTCAGGTAACATCCACTCGGTTGGTAGAGGCTGTTGAGCGGTGTGCCAATGTTGGGGAAGCCCTTAACCGAGTGGATGAAATCCTGGGCCGTAAAATGGTCACAGATGGCCTACGCAGTATTGCCCGGAACCGGAAGTCCCCTATACGCGCCCTCCGCGCTGCGAGGAAGCACTTTGATCCAATTCTGGCCGCAAAGTATAAGGACGAATGGGAAAACAGGAGGAAGGACCTGGAGGTCGTTGTCAAGCTCAGCGAGAAGTTCAAGACCTTGACCCAGTTTCTGGAGTCTTACACGATTGACCCCATCACCGAGAAGGGTGTTGATGCCAACGATGGGCTCGTAACCATCATCACCACCCACTCTGCCAAAGGTGCTGAAGCCCCTACGTGTTACGTGATGGGTGCCCAGCCTGGTTTCTTCCCACATGAACGTAGCCTCCACGATCCAGAAGAGGTTGAGGAGGAGCGGCGGGTGTTTTATGTCGCCCTCACTCGGGCCGAGAACAATCTGATACTTACCCGCACCCGCAGTGCGTTGGCTTACGGACCAGAGTTTCTGGTGGCAGGGGCTGGGTCCGCCTACCGTGAGATGGAAGAGCGTTTGGAAGACAGTCAAGGGTCTGTGATGTTAGTCGACAGGATTATGTGAAGGGCCATGTCAAGCCTAACCGTAGGATCACGCGGTTTTCTCCTTCCAGGGCTTGAAAAACCCGTCGTCGTGTCTAACAAGGATTGGGATCTCATGGTTATGGCGGTGTGTCGTGACCTACAGAGTCTTAGTATCACCTCAGGTTCTCGGTGTTTATTGGTGGCACCTACCGGACCACACCCATTAAGTGCCCTCTTGAGTGAGGGCATTTTGAGGGTTCCTGCCTCTGTCTTGGCAGTCGGGGAATACAAACCACATATTCCTTGTGCTTTGAACCTGCTCCAACATGGACATTTTAACACCTTAATAATTGGGCAACGTGGTGCCAAGTTATTGTTAGACGCAAGGAGGTCGTACGAGGCGGTTATCGAACCCTTGTCACCCCTTGCCTTGGACCAAGTTGTAGTCTTTGGTCCAATTAAAGACCGACAGCCAATAAGAATGCCAGGATTTAGTCATCAGGTTAAAAGGTTACAAACACCTGGTGTCCTACCTTGTTTGTAAATAAAAGGCAGAGACCATCTATAGGAGTCGATATGAAAGCATTGTATGGAGTAACAACACACGGGATGGAATTTGTCGCCAAAGCCGTGTCCCGGTACAAAAGGAGCCTCCCGGAGGCCAAACAAAAGCGGTTGAAGACTCAACTGTTAGGGTTCGACGAAAAGATTAATCCACGTGCGTTGGTAGTCCTGGTACCAACGCTCCAGTGGTTCTTGCAAAACCTACGGGAGTTTAACAAGAGTCGGGCGGTGGTATTCGTGTTCGACAACCCCGTCCAGTGTGACATGTTGGATCCCATCAACCTGTTAGATGTCCGCGAGATGCGTCATAGTTACCAATATGAACTCCAGCAACTGACGTTCGATGACATCCGCGAGGCTATCCAAAAGGGACTTAATAATAGGCACCAGGTGGAGGTGACCCGTGAAACAGTGGACATGATCCCTCGGATGTTGTACACAACCAGGGTGTCCTTCTTGAGTCCCCTCCAGACCTTCCTGTACCGCATCCCGGACACGACTGTCCGGGCAAAGGCTCGAATTTGGATCTTCCGTTGGATGGCATCAAAACGGACGCCGGAAGAACTTGAGCAGAAGCTCGCCCGTGTGATAGGGTATGACAAAACGCCTGTATCGGTGACACGTATCCTGGAGTTCTTTGAAACCGACACTGGACAGAAAGGACGGGCGGCACTGGCCGAGTATGTCAAAGGTAAGAAGGTTGGCAAGGCACCAGGTTACGCCTTGTTGTCAAAAACGCATGGTTTGGATGCCTTCGACATCAAGTTTGTGGTGAGGGCCATGCGGAAGGCAGATTACTGGCAGTTTCCAGAGAAAGACGCCATGGAGCTTTTTAAGACACGGAAGCTTCCACAAGCCCAGGCCAAGCTCTATGGCTTCATCCTAAGCTACCAGGATGAACATGGAATGTTGCCGACAGTAACGGAATTGTCGGCTCACAGCGGAATGGCCAAGTCGGGACTGCCCACGGCTGTCCGTAAGTTGGAGGGCCGTGGTTATGTTAGACTCCCTTCCGCCAAAAGTAGGATCCAATTAATCGAACGTACGACAGAAGCTGAAACAGAGGTAGACGTATGACCAACCCAAAAGATTTGACTCTCAATGAGTACCAACAGTTAGCTGGTAGAACTGCCAGCACTACCAGCAGTTCTTTGGAAGACCTCGAACATGGAGTGATGGGGCTCGTCACTGAGGCTGGTGAATTGACGGATGCCTTCAAACGCCATCGGTTCTACGGCAAGGAACTGGATATTGACAATATCCGAGAGGAACTGGGTGACCTCCTTTGGTACCTCGCGTTGGCTGCTCATGGAACAGGCCTTTCTCTCGGTGCCATTGCCGACATGAACATCCGTAAGTTGAAAGCCCGTTATCCCGAAGGCTTCACCCAAGAAGCAGCTCTCAACAGGGATATAGAGGCAGAACAGGAGGCAATGACACCGAGAGAAAGTCTGGCTGAGGACTGGTAGGGAGACCATAATGTTGTTTAAGGTAGGGAACAAGGTCTTCACAACCCAGGACGGTCCTCTATTAGTTGTATTTACCGCCGAAGATCTTGAGAACATCAGGAACATGGAACCAAAGGCCCGACGGTATGCCATCTTTGATAGCTGTCACTTTGAAGGCAAGGCACATATCGAGGCATGGATGAAGGATACACCAACAGGGGAAGACCCCACAGAATTTGGAGCCGACTTATGAAAGCACACAGATACCACGATTTTTGCGCTGGCCACCGCGTGGTTGGCCACGAAAACAAATGCCGTCACCTCCATGGCCACAACTACCGGGTGACTTTTTACTGTGAATCCCAAGAGTTGGATGGTGTTGGTCGTGTTGTTGATTTTGGAGGACGTAACCATGGGTAACACCTTCACGATTACACGAAAAATTGAAATTGATGCGGGTCATCGTGTCCAAACACATGGGTCCAAGTGCCGTAACATTCACGGTCATCGTTATACCGTCGAAGCCGTGTGTAAAGGGTTCCTTTACTTGGAAGGGGAACAAACGGACATGGTGGTGGATTTTGGGTTCTTGAAGACCTGCATGATGGATATTATTGATGTAGGGTGTGATCATGGTTTTATTCTGTCCATCCAAGATCAGCAGCTTTGTCCGGTATTCATCCATGACTTTGGCCGACACGTCTCTGCCATACAGAAAGCGTGTGATGAGAAGGGGTATTGGAATTCGCAAGAAAGTGACGTTGAGACTCTCCAAGGTACCAAGATTTATGTGGTACAGGGCATTCCAACCGCAGAGGTCTTGGCACAACACTGGTACCAACGTCTCAAAGAAGAGGTTCAAAAGAAATTTGGAAAGGATATCCTACACCAAGTGCGGGTGTATGAAACACCTAACAGTTGTGCAGTATATCCCGGACACGTTTAGGTTCCATGTGGTACCAGTTATGTGGTAACGGGAGTCGGCTACCAGCAGGGTCCATCACAAGGAGTTTAAATCGGAATCCAGCTTTTAAGCAGGCTTTCGCTTTGGCTTGAGTCATTTCCAATCTGGACCTTCTACCACAGAAGGTCCATAAGGATTTGACTTCCACTAATATGTTACGTATAGGAATCCAAAGGTCTGGATAGTATTTCCTATTACGTCCACCCAAATGGTAGGGAACCACAGGTAGATTATCATTGGCGCTCGTTTTTATATTTTCGGCAGGTATTTCTGTATTGGCCAAAATCCAAAGGATGGCTTGTGGTTCATACCCTTGGACTTGCACAAAGCGGTCTCCGAGTTTAAAATCCTTAGGTTGGAAAGCCTTTTGTCGTGCACATACCGGGCACCCTGAACCACGAATAACCATGCTTGGTTCAGCTTTCCATGTGTGGTTTTTAACACATTGGTGTCGGATGGCTGAGTTCGCCCCAACATATTTTTCGAGAACTTTAATCGTATTACCATGCATGTGTCTTACTTCCCGTAGGTATTGTTGGGGGTGTTTTCTTTTCCGTGATTGGGCACATGAGGGGCAACCACATCCAGAAGTTACTGATTGAGTTGATGCCGCCCATCGGTGATGACATAGATGGCATTTGTACCGAGATTTTTGTCGAGAACCCGGATTATACTCTAACACTTGGATAGTTGATCCATGGATCCTTCTTAGCTTTTTCTCGTAGGTAGTTAATGGTACCTTGGTTCCACGATGACGGTCCGCACAAATGGGACAATTGGTAGCTCTCAGTGCTCGGTAGGGAGAAGTCTCCCAATCGGTACTACACCTAAGGCATCGGTGTAATATAAAATGATTGGCTCCTCGGTATTGTTCCAAGCAAATTAAGTAACCTTGGTGCTTAGCTTTTAACTGTTCCAAGTAGTCCTCGTGGGTCCATGTTCGATTTCGTGTGTTGCAAGCAGGACAACCAGCACCTCTTAAAATAACGCCTGGTTTGGTGTACCATTTATGGTTACACTCAAGGCATTGGTGTAGGATTTTAATTCTTCCTTTGACGTAGGATCCGAGGACTTTAATTTTATTTCCATGTGGTAGCTGTTTGATCGCCTTTTTGTAGGTTTCTGTAGTATACTTAACACCGCGCATCCTATTTCTCCCGTGTATAAAAAGGTTATCTATTAAATTAGTATGTAAATAGACTTCAATAGGGAGGTAAACAAAATGAACGACATTGATTGGGAACAAGAACTAGGGGCTGGAGGCGCCCTCTGGATCCATGACGGCAATGGGCCTCACGCCCTGCTTACATCTGGCAACCACAGTGATGGCTTCTTCAACGCCAGCCAGGTAATCAAACACCCGACCTTGGTTTTGGATGTTTGTCTCCACTGGAAGGACCTTATGGCCTCCCATGACTTTCATTGGGTAATCGGGTCTGCCATGGGAGTAGTAACGTTAGCCCACCAAATGGCTTTAATCCTGGGAGGGTCTATTGGTGGAGACGTGTATACAGGCTTTACCGAACCCATGAGGGATGATGACGGCGAGAAGCAAATGGTCCTTAAGAGGTTTACCTTGGAACCGGGCCAACAAGTGTTGGTAGTCGAGGATGTATTAACCACCGGTGACACCACACGGAAGACCATCCAGGCTATCAAGGTACAAGGAGCCAAGGTAACGATGGTAGCAGTTATACTCAACCGAAGTGGTCACCGACATATTAATGGCCTACCTATCGTGTCCTTACTTGATAAACAACTCCAGATTTGGCCTCCCCATATGTGCCCACTCTGTGCGGACGGTTCTGAAGCTGTCCGCCCAAAAGAAAACTGGGACCTGTTAACAGCGTCATGAGTGCCTCGGAGTTAGAAAACTGGTACCGATCCCAAGTTACCACTGCTTCACCTTCCATTGTACAAGGAATACGAAACTTGAAGGGTATCTTACAAACGGGACAATACACAAGAACCCTATCTGCTGACAACCAATTGTTGGTAGTGGTTTTAATGAAAAACAACCAACCTGTTTGGCGGTATGAACTCTGGGTTTTGGAGACGTTATGACAGACGAGCAAATGCAGCAACTGTTGGATAAAGTGGTTCGGTTGGCAACGGAGGACGGTTATCCCCCCGAACTGACGAACAAGAACAACCTGCTTGACGCCCGTACAATGAAGATGACGACCACTGAGGAAACGTTCATCCGCCATTTCATTGAGGCTTACAGTTCCAAAGCCGGTATCATTTGTGTGATGGAACATGCTCTCGATGTATGGATGCGTCGGTATGAGGTACTTGAAAATAGTACCACTTATCACTACGCAGTGGTAACAGTACCAACACAACAGGGGTACGCTTTACGTCCGATTTACCAATCCAATAAGGATGGACATGGCTTTGATGCCCTCGGTCTTTTGAAGGACCAACCACCGGGGTCTATTGTGACCTTTCACACAGACCTGACGGCAGAACGGTTTTTTGCTGCCATGGATATATTGAAAGGATAAGAATGAAAAAGCTGGTTGACATCCCGGCTCCTAGGGTTAGGGTCCCGCTCCGTCCAGACCTAAATGAAGACCCACCAACACAAGGTGCCGCCTTTAAAGTAAAGTCTCCTGTGTCCGGACACCTAAGAGTGATTGCAACGTCATCCGATGGTTGGGACCACGTTTCTATCAGTCATAAATCCAGGATTCCTCTTTGGAAGGAAATGGAGTTTATCAAACGTATGTTCTTTCACCCGGACGAGGTGGCATTTCAGTTACACGTACCTCCAGCCAAGCACATTAACTACCATGCCAATTGCCTTCACTTATGGCGACCGCATGACCAACCAATCCCACTCCCTCCTATTGAAATGGTGTGATCATGACCATCAAGACCTTACCGCAAACGGAAGAACCATCGGTTCCTGATTACGGGGCCTTTCGCGTAGATGGATTCTATCCAGCCGAATACCCAGGGCTACCTAAAGGTAAAACCCTTAAACAGGTGGCAGAAGACAGTGCCAAACTCAATCCGGGGACCCTAAGGGTTGAGACCGTAGACGGAACGGTTTTGTGGAGGGCAGAATGAAAATCAAGATCCTGTATACAGAGCAACAAATTGCCGAACAAGTTGACGAGCTAGCGGAAAGAGTGGTGGACCGGCTCGGGCATTCTTTCCATGTCCTGTGTGTCCTTCAGGGCGCCTACATGTTTACCGCCGACTTGATGCGGGCCCTCGATCGCCGCGTTGCGAAGCCAACCCTGGGGTTTATCCAGGTGCAGAGTTACCAAGGGACTGAAAGCCGAGAGCTCAAGCTGGTTCAAGATTGCGGAGACCTACAAGGTAAAAGTGTGGTGGTAGTCGAAGATATTCTCGATACAGGTCAGACCCTTCGGTGGTTGAACGATCATCTCCGAAAGAAGGGTGCCCGCGAGGTCCTCAACTGTGTGTTGCTGGACAAGTTCAAGGCGGAACGTTGTGATCGTCTGTATGGGTTCCAATGTCCAGATGAGTTTGTGGTTGGTTACGGCTTGGATCATAATGGCCGGTATAGAGGGCTTCCTCACATCGGAGTGTTGGAGAGTTAAATGATCACAATCTTTTATATCGTGTACCTTATGCTGGGTCTAGGTACAGCTTTTGGTACCTCCTATGTATCTGACCTACTTCTGTACGACGGGCTCAAACATAGGATTGAGAACCTAGCCATGTGCCTCCTGATAATCCTAACGTGGCCTGGCGTGTTCGCTTTCAAGGTTAGGATAAAACGGTAG